CGCAGTGCTCTGCGAAGATGGATGCCAAGGAAGAGATGACAGCCTTGGAGGAGTTCATCTACGACAATGAGCCGGCCGGACCGTATGCAGAGAGGTGGCGTGCATCTCTGGTCGATGTGCTTGAGGATGAAGTAAACGAAGACCGCCTTGAACGGCCTATTTCGACCAGACCCTGAACCCCCGCCTACGAAGCGGGGCGCCGACTTGCCCACCCGGCGCAGCGTCTCTCAACGGGCGTATATGACAAAGGGCGCCGGCATTGCTGCTGGCGCCCGATGGAGAGACTGATATAAATCGGGCCGGGCAGCACTGCCAATGCTGCACCGGCCCTGCACACGCCGTAAAGGAGCTACGACATGAGTGACACAATTACCCTGGATTTCCTCGGCCGTCAGCTCACGACGCGCGTCGAGGCATCGGTGACAGCCCTGACAACCGAGGTCCGCGCTATGCACTCCCGCCATGCTCGCCTGGAGCGCCGCGTCGAGGCGTTGGAGGGCGGACGTTGATGCTGTACGCGATCTTTGAGTTGTGGCTTATCATGGCAGCGTTTGCCCTGGTGGTCGTGCTGCCCATTACGCTACTAGCCGGCCTCTCAACCGGAGCGAGAGGGCCTGAACGAGTAGCATACAATGATGCCAAGGCGGCCAGGATCAGAGCCAAGCCACAGCGGGTCGTGTTCTGGTGGCTACCGCATGATCAGGGGCCGTAGAGCGGCGCCATCTGATTGCGTGGAGCCGGAGGTATCGCGGGGATACTGCCTGGGGTTGGCTGTCGTCCACTCACGGTGTCGGTGCCTCCGAGCTGTTGACCGAGGAACTCAAATATCCGGGTGATAAGCTCTCGGCTTCCTGGCGACAGCCGCGCAGCCTGCTGTAAAAACTTCTGGCTATTGGCGGCGCTGATACCTGCGTCTGGGTTGCCAAAAATGCGGTCGGCAAACTTGCTCACATTTCGCGTTGTCATCCAATCCGCCAGGCTGTTCCCGGCATCTGTGACCGTATACAACAGGCGCGGCCCCATCAGGTTACTGATCCCACGAACAGCACGCACACCAGGTGTGCCGCCTGCTGAGTTCAGTAATTCCTCCCTGCCAACCGTACGTGGCGCTGTCAGGCTGTTCATCCCCTTAGAGCGGGCTACGGCCTCTAACGTGCCAAGCACGTTGTCTAATCCTTGGAACTGCTCCGGCGTCATCGCCGCCTGCAGAGCAGCGCGTGTGTTGCCTCCAGTTCCAAAGATCTGCTTGCGGAGATTGCCAGGGTTAAGCCCGCCTTCTCCAGCGCTGGCGGTGTCGATGAGGTCTTGCAGATAGGAGCGTATGCCGGCTTGCCATTCGTCAGCGCGACCAGATGCCGTGAAGGCGTCCCGTGCTTCAGCAACCGCACGAGGGTTGATACCGTTGGGTCCGAATATTCCCCCCGTGATCTGTCGCGTTGTCTCATCACCACTGCCCGCTGGACCTAGGGAGCTTTGCAACCGAGCCGCCAGGCGCTGACCGGGAGCCGCAAGGTCGCGCGCCGTCTCATAGGTCGGATAGGCGGCATCCAGGTTCATTCTCAGCCGGTCGCGCACGGAACCGATAGCATCTGCGTTTGAATAATCGCCATCCCGCTTGGCCTTGTTGACGGCTTCATCCAGTTTGCGCTTCGTCAGATCCCACAACTCGAAGTCAGGAGCATCGAGGTTCGCGACCTTGCCGGTGCGATTTTGATAGTCCACCGCTGCCTCGGCTAGCGCCGACTTAGTGGCTGGCAGATCCGCTAGTTGCGCCAGATCGGGCGACATGACCTGACCGCCCGCACGCGCGGCATCGTACGCCGGCTTGGCTGCCTTGTTTGCATCCTGGCGCACGATATTAGTCGCGTCCTCAATGCCCTGTTGAAATTGCAAGGAGGCATCGGTCTTGTCAGAAGTGGGAGATACCTTGGCGAGATAGTCCTGGAGCGCTTGATTGAGTTGGCTCCGCTCGCCGCCATAGAAGGTCGCGGCAATATCCGCGTTATCTGATCCTGCTGTGCCGGACGCAAGAACGTCCTCCTTCGCCAATAACGACGGAAGGGCAGTGGCCTGCCCTGGTGATATATCGACACCTTGAGCCTTGGAGGCGTCGTATATCTGGTTGACCTTAGCCATAAAGCCTGGGCTACGCAGCTTGTCGATTTCGGTAGCGCTCAACCCTAGCCTGTTCGGTGCAGCGATACGGAGGATGGACGCACCGAGCGCCTGCCCGGTCGCTGCTCCCCCCGCCTCGCCAACGGTCTGGCGCCAGTTGTACGGCTGTGGCGGCGGTGGTGCGCCTTGTGGCCCTGGGATGCCAGGATCGAGTCGCGCCGCAAGATGTTGTCGGAGCACGTCACCGGCCGCCGCTCCAACGCCAGCAGCCAAGGGACCGACAAACAGCGAGGTTGGCCCAGCAGCAGCCCCAAGCCCGATGCCTCCAGCGGCCGGTAACGACGGCCCGACGAGGCCACCGATGTTCGATGCCAGGTTGGCCGGAGAGAACGTGCGAAGCGCGGAAATGTCGGGCCGGTCAGGATCGACGTAATACGGCTGCCCATCCAAGCCGACCGCTGCCATGCGGCCGTTCGGGCCGTAGAACACGCGGGCCTGCGCTTCGACCGGCTTCAGGTTGGGGAACAGTTGCCCAGCGATGATGCGGCGTTTCTGCTCTGGATCGGTGGCGAGGCTGCCAGCCGCCTGCACGACCGGGCCGGGCGCCCTGTCCTCCGCGATCGGCTTGTCGATGGACTGGCCGACCGGGACATTTGGTGATGGCATCCCGACCGACTGTGAGCGAAGCGATGCTGGTATAAACTGATCCGCTATATCCCGTGACGAAGTATCTGCCAATGGCGCGGCTTGCCATGCCGGTCTGACGGTGACGGTCGGCACATCGGTCGTTGGTGTGTCGGTAACCAGCGGCGCGGATTCCCAGGCGGCCATCAGGGTTTTCTCCGAGGCTTGCCGTTGGGATCGATGAAGACGGTGCCGGATTTCAGCGCGTTAAAGTCTTCGTCGGTCTTGACGACCGGAAGGTCTCCCTGTGCTGGCTTACTGCTGTTACCCCCGCTCGTCAGGCGGCCTGCCTGCGCATCACCGAACAGATTATCGATCGGGCCAGCACCAAAGCCATTTTTCGCGTGCCATTGGTTTTCCCATCCGACCAGCGTGTGATGCTGATCTTGGTATGCCAACATATCTTGGGCCATGCGTGTGTCATAAGCATTCTGCTTCTTGTAGATCTCGAAATTAGAAGTGAGCGCCTGCTCGTCCAAGCCATAGTTCGGCAGAACGGTCCCGCTTATTGCCAGGTCCGCATTGGTGATACGTTGCGGGTACATTTTACGCAGGATCGCGCCGTTGAGTTGCTGCAACTGTTCGCGCGTCACCTGAGCGGCCCCTAACTTATCGGTATCTATCCCGAAGGGAGCAAGGTTGATGCCCAACGCTCTTGCAGTCGCCACAATCTGGAGCTTCTGGGGTGATAATGCGCCAGACCCAAGGTTGCCTTTCTGGGCCTCCTGCAAGGCGGTCTCCGTGTTGGCGATCATGGTGTTCGCCTGGGCGCTTTCCTTCGCACGATCCAAGACGGCAGTGCGGAGATCCGATAGTCTTTTTGCTTCTACCTTCTGCTCTTCCGCAAAGGCAGGCGTCGGCAGATTGCCGCCAACAGGTCGTGGAGGCACGAGAGCACCGCCTGGCCCTGTGGTGGGATACTTCGGGACATACCAGTATTGACCTTCGGCATCCTTTTCCAGTTGCACGGGATCAACGTGATAAATGACTTTGCCCTGGTCATTGATCACGTCGCCGTTTGGCTGGGCGGCAATACGACGCGCTGGGTCGGGAATGAACTGATTGGTCAGTACGCTGCGCTGACCATGAATGCCACCCTGCACGTCTTCTTGGAACGTGTCAGCTTTAGCGAGCGCTCCAGCTTGCTCCGTGAGTAATCCAGCAGCCGCCTGCAGTTGCGGACTGGTGGCGTAACCGGGCATTGCCTTGATCGCGTATGCCTGGCGTAGCTTTTCTTGCGCTTCTCGGAATTGCGGTGAGTTGATGCCGGTAGCCAAAGAGGCGTTCGGCTGCGGCACCGTCGGCGCGACTTGTGGCTGGACCGGCACAGGCGAAGGAGGCGCGGGAGTTGGCACGGCCGGCGGTGGCTGAGCGACGCTTGGCATGGCCGCTGGCGGCGCTGCGGCGGTCGTGGAGGGCACTGGAGGCTGGTCGGGTGCAGGCGCCCCTGGCAGATCCCACTGGGCATCAGGCGCGGCTGTGGACCCTGGTGGCGGCACGGGCGCGTTGGAGGCCACCGTGTATGGCGCCGGCGTCCCACCGCCTCCAGCGGGTGCTGTGGCGGTCGCTGTGGCCGTGCGTGGGGCATAGCCGCCGTAATAGAACTCGTGGTTGCCGATCGTGGTCCGGTTGCCCTGCGCGAACCCTGGCGCCGAGCGCCCAAGCTGGGCTTGGAGCGCTGGGTTGTAGAAGTTGGTCGCGCCGCCGGTTGGATCTTGCGCCTGCCCCGACAAGACCGGGCGCACCACGTTATTGAGGATCGCCTGATATTGCGGCGAGCCAGGATCGAGCGCCTCCATGCGTGGCCGGTTCTTCGGATCGGACCATGCCTCGAACTGGTTTGGCGCAAATACCACGTCAGCCACGCCCTGCTTGCCCAACCCCATCCGCGTCTTGATGACGTGAGCCACCGCCTGTTGTCCGGCGACCGGCTCGCCGCCAGCCTCGCCATAGATCGTGCGCACGAGCTGGTCCTCGTCGGGCGACACCCCGGCCGGCAGGTTCGCACCCACGAACGGCGCCGGTCCCGTTCCACCGCCAGCAGTTGGCGTCGCGGTGGACGCTGTCGTTCCCGTGCGAGTTACGCTTCCGCCGCCAAAAACCTTATCTAGCACCTCCTTTGTACCTGGCGGCGTAATCAGCCCCATCTTATACTGATCCGCCACCGACACACTCTGGTTGGCCAGCATCTGCAGCGTCGCATCATCGGGCAGCGTCGCCGGCGCATGCATCGCGTAGCCCTGCGCCTGCAGTGCCCCGACATAGCGTGGATACAGCTCCGCGCGCTTGGCCAGGTCGGGTTCACTTCGCAGCGCCGCAGCGACCCGCGACACCTGCTCCATATTGGCGTTGCTCAGATCAAGCTGCCTGCCCTGGTTCAGCAGCTCGTTCTGCCGGATCGTCTGCCCCGTGATGCCCGACGCTGAGTTGAACAGGATATTTTGGTAATCTGGCGACAGCCCTCCAACGTCAGCGGTAAATTGTGCCATCGGTCATCGCCTCACTGGAACGGTCCATAAGTACCTGGCGCATACTGATTGAATGCTGCCTGCTGATAGAGCTGATTGGTGGCCACGGTCGACGGCGAGATGCCTGGAGTGAGCGCATCCTTGATCGCCGGGTTGTTCATCAGCCCCGTTGCCGTCGTGCCGAGCTGAGTCGCGGTGTCGTTCGTTATCTTCGACTGCGCCGCTGCCGCGCTCGTATCGGTGCCCGCAATCCCCTGTCCGGTGGTGACCCCAGCGTTGCCAACACCCGCAGCCGCGTTCTCGCCCAGCTTGGACAGGTCCATCAGCCGGTTATAGTAATTCGTAAAACCAGTGTTGGCGTTGCTGAGATACGTCTGATACCCCTGATCGGCCAAACCCTGCCCGAACTTCTCCAGCGCCTTGCCGGTCGCGCCGCTGCGCAGCATGTGGCTCGCCGCCGCATTGGCATCGACAGCCCGCACCCCTTCGTCAAACCGGAACTGATAGCCTGGATCAGTTCGGAAATTCGCCATCGCCGCGGTTGCCTGATCCGGGCCGTAGATCCCCGACAGTTGTCCGGCAACGTCCGTCCCGCCGCCCACGCTCCAAGGCGTTGGGCCTGATGTGCTGGAGACCGGCGCCAGCGCGTTCTGGCCGCTGGTGATGAACGGCAGCAGATCGGTGCGCGCCTGATCGTAGAACCCCTGCTGTGCGGCGTTGGCCTGCTCCTGGCCCTGCGATACCTCGCCCTTGCGCATCAAGTTGCTGGCGATACCACCCGCCGCTGCCGCACCGGCACCGATCAAGGCGGCCGTGCCAGCCGTGGCGCCAGCAGCCGTCGCCGCCCCAAGCCCAATCGCCCCTGCAGCAGCAAACGGCATCGGTCAGTCCTCCAGATCGAGAGTATGCATCTCGGCCACCGCAGGTTCGTTCACCTCGTCTAGGTGGTCGGCATTGTGGATGCAGATCAAGCTAACTTGGTCAGATAACGTGAGAAACGAATGCATGGTATGCGCTGGTATCAACACCAGTGCCGGCGCGTGAAAGTCGCCAAGCAACTCCCCGTCGCGCCAAGCGCGCACCGATCCAGCCGTTATGGCGGTCACATGACCCGTTTTGTGTGAATGTTGCGGCAATAGAGTATCGGCATCTGGGACGGTGTATGCCTTGGCATAAATGCCGGCGAAGATGGTCAGTGCCGTAGTGACCGGCTGGTTTGCCGCCCGTCTCACTTGAGTTGCCCTACATCTGTGCTATAGGACAACGGACCAACGCCGCGCTGTGAACGCGACGCTGGCCCTGACCACCACTGCTCGGCAAGGAGCGCGAGATGGCTGACCCTAAACTGCCCGGTATCTACGCCATTCGCAACACAGCGAACGACAAGCTGTATGTGGGATCTGCGATCAGTATCGCGAGAAGATGGCAAGTTCACCGCAGCAATCTCAAGACCGGCGTCCATCGGTGCAAACCTCTCCAGCGGGCATATGATAAATACGGCGTAACGGTTTTCGCCTATGAAGTCCTGGAAATCGTACCGGACCTGGCCAGCCTTATCGTTCGCGAACAGCACTGGCTAGACGCTCTTGATAGTCACTGTGAACGAGGCGGATACAACGTATGTCCCACGGCTGAGAGTAGGCTCGGCATGAAGATGTCAGCGGAGGCTCGAGCCAAGATAGGGAAAGCCAGTAAGAGCAGAAAACACACACCGGAGGCCAAAGCTAAAATCGTTGCGGCATGGCGTACTAGAGCACCGATATCAGCCGAAACACGAGCAAAAATGGCCGCGAGCAACAAAGGCAAAAAACGCTCACCGGAACAGTTAGCTAGAATGGCTGCAGCCCACCGCGGCCAGAAGATAAGCGACGCTCAAAAAGCCATGATCAGCGCCGTCCATAAGGGAAAGAAGATAGCTCAATACCAGAAAGACGCGGTCAGCCGCGCGACTAAGGCGCGTTGGGATGCGTTTCGTGCGGCACGGCGCCCAAAAGGGCAACTCGATCTGTTCTGAGCGCGCGTTTCATTCACTCCACCCGCAGGCACACGATCAAGGTTGAGCGCTGGGTGCTACCACTGTTCTCCATCGAGTGTGGCCGTGTGTTGTCGAACTCAAAGATCTCGCCCTCACGAAACACCTGCTCCTCGCCATCGCACTCCACAATGCAGCGGGCGTTCGCCTCCAGCACGATATAGCATTTGAAGTTGTAGCGCTGAGCGTGCCATGCACCAGCATCGCTGTGCCGTTGGATACGCCCTCCTGGGGGTAGCCGCGTGCAGAGGATGCCGCCAAGTTCCACCGACTTCTGCGACGCCATCAGCGACCATACTAACGGATGGATGGACGGCAGCTTGTCCCACACCGGATAGAACACGCACTGGCCTGGCCGGTTGTAATCAGCAGGCTCGTGTAGCGTATCGCGAGCAAAGTACCTGATCCACAAGTCTGTCATGTCGCCGTGCGCTGTCCCGTTGCGCTCCTTGCGCTCGGCGTAACGGCCCCACTCTGAAACCTCATCGAGTTCCGCCATGATCGGCGCCACATTGAGGCCCGCGTGGATCAGTCGAAAGTTCCGCATCACCCCTCCGGGGAAGGGGCCAGCCGAAGCTGGCCCCAACCCTACCTGCGGCGTATAGTGACGCGGACCTTGACTGAGATCCGCACCACCACCAATATCCGCGGCAGGAGTTTGAGATGTCCTACCATCTCGCTCTCCTCGGTTGCGCCGGTCAGATGATCCTGGCCGGCGTTTCCGTATCTACCGCATCAAACCATCACGGAATACCAGCTGCTGCGAGCCGCGAGAGGATGCTGGCCACATCGCTCTGCAACGTGGCGACCTGCGATTGCAGCGTGGCGACCTGAGATTGCAGCGTAGTGATGTGCCCCTCGGCCGTTGTCACCCGTGCTTCCAGCGCCGTCATCCGGCCTTCCAGGCTCTCGATGCGCGTCTCGTGGTCTGCCAGGCGATCGGACGTGCGGGTGAACCACGACACCCACGGCTGTGACACGCCCCCCAGGTCATCGAGCAACGGCTCGCGGAATGGTGGCTCGAACTTCAGCGACTGCTCGAGCGTGGTGGCGCCAGCCAGGAACACACCAGGGCGCGTAAATGTCCGTAACGCCATCAGTGCGCGCCAGCCACGATGTCTGCCTCGACCGCATACACGCTCATGGCATGCTGCGCGGTGAGCCGGAACACACGTTGGCGGAAGCTGCCGAGCCGCGTCGTATAGACCCGCGTGCGGTAGTTCGATGACGACCCCACGAGCATGGTGCGCGGCCCGCCACTGAAGGTAATGCCGCCATCATCCGACCAGTCGAGCGTGACGCTGGGCGGCGAATGCGCCGTGCCCACTTCCATCTCGACTTCCAGCCGCGCGCAGAACGCCCGCTTGGTGCCGCCGTAGAGCGGTGGCAGCACGACCTGGCGCCGCGGCTCAACGCCGACGTCGGTGGAGAGGTTGGGATCGGCTTGCAGCAGGCGGCCGGCAGCCGCATCACCAATGATGGGAAAGCCCGTATTAGCGGTGCAGCATTTGCCGCGCCACGGGCCGGTGCCGTCGGCGGCGCTCGATGCCGTGTGCCATACTTTGGTCAGACAGTCGTAAACCAGCGAGCGATCACCGAGGTTCAGCACGTAGTGGACATGCCCGAGTTGGTTGTAGATGTAGGCGCTGGTGATGCCGGTCGACAGCGATGCCTCCACGCCATGCGTGCTGATGCGCTGCTCCTGATAGCCCACCGTGCGGTATATACGATTGTCCGCACTCCACCAAAAGATGCTCTCGTCCCCCTTGGCCACCGACTCGGTCGCACCAAGCGTGCGCTGCAGCAACCCATTCGGCCGCCGTCTGAACGGAAAGTCGGCATTGCCGGCGTCGTACCAGATTTCCCAGCCGGAAGCACCGCCGAACCACAGGTCCGCTCCCAGCGACACGACCTTCGTCATGGCGTTAGGGAACCCATCGAGTGCAGCAAAGTCCAGTGCGTCGACAGCGCTCGGATCTTCCAGCCGCGTGATGAAAAAGAACGAGGGAGACATCTGCCCGGTGAACGCGAAATACCCGTCGAGGAACGCGACGCTGGACGCGCCATAGCTCGGCCACGTCGTAGTGATCTGCGCCACGGGCGCGCCGGGACCGGCCGAAACAAAGGCATTCGGCGGCGAGCACACCACCGCAGCGGTAGGCCCGACCGCGATCGAGTAGAGCCGCTGTCCTGGCGTGAAACCACCGGACGGTGTGCCGATGTTGCCGAGGTCGGTCACCGCTAGCGTGCCCGTATTGACCGAATAGAAATGCGTGCCGCTGACCACGAATAACGCGCCTGGCAAGTCATCGTTGACGGCGTGGATTGGCCCGCTGCCGACGTTAACGAACGTGCTCAGCCCAGGCGTCGGCAGCAGCGCGACGGCATTGCGCGCGTCGGCCGGCTGCTGCTCCGCGAACATATTGAGCAACCGCTTGGCAGACAGTGGCACGCTCTGATGCTGATAGGTCTCCAGCGTCAGCGGTATGCGTTGCATGCCGGTCTTTGGCGTCAGCGCCTGCTGCAGCGTCGCGAGTGTGGCGCTATCGGACATCAGGCCACCCAGTATTGATTGTCCATGGCGCCGGCCGCCGGATCGTCCAGGATCAGCGGTGTCCCGACATCGGCGCCTGTCGCGCTCACCATCGACGAGGTCAGGTGCAATCGCCCCTGGCTGACCATTGTGGAGGTGCCGCTGAACCCCACTTCCAGCGCCCACAGCGTGCGTAGCGGCAGGCCGCTCAACGCGCCGAGCGGCAGAAAGAATTCCACCACACTGCCAGGTGTCGTCACCGGTTCAGACGCCGCCCACAGGACGCCGCCAGGGCACCAGCAGCGGCTATAGTCCCAACTGCCGCCCCAGCCCGGCCAGGGATCGTGCCAGACGGTCATGGTCGCGCTGGCCCCCGGCAACGTAGCCGGCGGTGCGCTTGGATCATCGCTCTCCACCAGCGTCACCAGCAGCGACAGGCTGTCGCTGGCAGCCAGCACCAGGTCACGCCGGGGGATGTACAGCGGTGAGTGGCGCTGCACCGGCAGGGTGATATTGATGTCCGTCATAGGTGTTACGCCACCGTATTATCGGTGATGAACCCGTAGCTCTCCAGCACCGTCAACAGCGCCGCGAGCGCAGCATTGCCGCCGCGCGATCCGGCAACGGCCGGCTTGGCGGCCGGCGGTGTGCCGCCGAACGCGGCGAGTCCGCGCGCCATCGTCACCGCACCGACATCGGTTATGCTGAGCAACTCGACCCCGGTGCTGGTTTGATAGGTCAGCCTGGGCGTGCCGCTCGCCGTGTAGGACAGCTGCCGCGAGTCTGCCGCCGTGAAGCCGATATACTGGTCTGTCGCCAGGCGAATGGCAGCGCCCGTGAGCGCGGCATCCGACGTGTTGAGGCCGACCGATGCGGCGCCGCCCAGCCGGATCTTCTGTGTGCTGCTTGCGGTTATGCCAAGGCCCATGGTGGCATCGTCCGAGAACGACACGATCTCGGTCGTATCGGCCATATAGTGTAAGTGGCCACCGGTATATTGCAGATAGTTCCCGGGTGGATCACGCAGTTCTGTGCCACCGTTGAAATCGATGATCTGTCCCGGCGACATCTTCACTGCACAAACCGGCGTGCCGGTCATATCGTTCGGTATGAACGCCCCGCGCATATCAAGCCCCACCACCGTCCTGGTGGTCGGCGATATGCCGATGAGTTGGGAGATCTCCGAATTCGGCAGCGTGGCAAAGTGCAACCCGCAGGAGAACTGGACCGGATCGGCGGTGTCAACACCAAGCCCAACCGACAGGCTGACGGCGCGGCGCACGCCGATGCCGCCATAGGTCGCGGGGTTTGGCTGGTCGTCCAATCCGTTGGCATAAACATCGCACTCGATGCCGAGCAGGTTATGAATGTCCCCGTCGAGTGTGCCGAGCCCCGTCTCATCAACCACGTTGGACACCATGCCCGTGCAGTGCCCCTTGGCGCCGGCCGATCGCTGCATCTGTGACCACAGGCCATAGTGCGATGGCGTCAGTCCGGAATTCGTGCAGTTCACGCGGCCGTTGATGATCAGGCCGTGTTCAGCACTGAGCACGTCGGCCCCGACCGTGAAGTTAATGCCGACAGCACGATTGATCAGACCACTGCCATCGGTGAATGCTGTGGTGCGGTCGAACTCGAAGTCGGCAAAGTCGGTCGATGCCGTCGCGGTGCGTCGAAACAGCAGGCGTTGGGTTGGGGCGACCGTTGGCAGGTTGGCGCCACCGGAACTAACCAGCTTGAGCAGATCGCCGGGGTCGGCGCCGCCTTCCAGTGCAGCGTTCAAGTCGTCCGCATGCAGGATCGCGCCAGGCACGAACGGCGGGAACGTCTGCGGCGCAGGGTCCACCCTGCCGCCTGGGAGGCGGCTGCGGGACGCGGGCGCGGCTCTGAGACTGGTGGCTGACATCAAAAATACTCCGTCCTGACCCGTTCACCCGACGTCGGCAGCGCGATCATGCGCGCTAGTGCGCGCTCGGCCATGATGACGTCGGTAGGCGCCACCTGACGGTCGAATTCCGGCCCCAGCCGGAATGCGGCGAGCAGTATATACGGCTGCTCGGCCGCCTGCGGGATGTCGAACGCGGTCCACCGTAGCTTGCCGCGGGCGCCGAGATCGGCATGCACCGCCATCACGGCTTCGGTGGCCAAATCCGGTGCGCGCTGCACCAGCGAGAAATGCCGCACGCGCGCTTCCAGCGCTGGAATGCCGGCCGGATCAGCCTTGATCTCAAACAGCGGGGCCAACTTGATCATGGTCAACCCGACATAATCGTCCGACACAGCCTGCGGGATGGCGCTGGCGGCCCACGAGACGTGCGCGTTTCCCACCAATTCGTCATGGACGGCGTTGACCCTCGCCTCGGCCAGGCCCTGCGCCTGCAGCACCAGGGCATACCGCTTCACCCGCGCCTCGATGGCCGGAACAAGACCAGCGCCCGCCTGGAGGTCGACCCCGAACGCGGGCGCCAACTCAAACCGCACCAGCGCCACGTAGTCATCCGACACGCCCTGCGGAATCGCGGCGACACCCCACGAGGCATAGCCATTGCCGACCAATGCGCCATGGATGGCGGCGACGCGGTCCTCCGCCAGATCCTGTGCCTGCAGCAGCAATGCCACGCGCTTCACCCGCGCCTCGACAACAGACGTTGCGTCGACGCCCGGGGCCTGCGCCCCGAACAGCGGCGCCATCTGCTGCACGGTGAGTGCCACGTAATCGTCCGCTACCGCCTGCGGGATCGCGGCGGTGGTCCAGGACGCATAGGCGTTGCGCACCAGTTCGTCGTGGACAGCGTTGACGCGGGCCTCGGCCAATGTCTGGGACTGCGCGATGAGCGAAACGCGCTTCACCCGCGCCTCCAGCATCGGCCACTGAGCGGGATCGCCGGCCTTGCCGAAGCTCGAGGCCAGAACGAGGGCTGTCAGCTTGGTGTATTCTTCAGCCGCTGCCTGCAGGATGCCGGTTGAGGCCCACGCCACGGCGGCCTGCGCCACCAGTGCGTCGTGCACCTCGAGCACCTTGGCCAAGGCCAGCGCCTGGTCAGTGGCGGATGGCGTTTCATCGGAGGCGATCACACCCAGCTCGATCAACGCACCCGTGGCGATCGCGGCCGTCGTCACGGTGGTGGTGAATGGCGGGCTATTGGCCTGGGTGACCGTAACACCCAGGGCCTGCAATGCACGTTCTGCTATCGCCGTCACGGTGATGACGGTGGTCAGCGTCGGGCGATCGGCCTCGGCCACAGTGGCGCCAAGTGCTTGCAGCGCACGTTCGGCGATGGTGGCAACGGGCACGATGGTGGCGCTCGAGATCGATGGCCGATTAGCCGCGGCGACAGGCACCCCCAGCCCTTGCAGCGCCCGTGCCGCAATGACGGTGACGCTGACCGTGGCGGCCAGCGCCGGACGCGCTGCCACCGGTACGATCTCGACACCGAGGCGACGCAGCACGCGTTCACCAAGCACGGCCGGCGTGGTCATGTCCGCTCCTTCCGTCGCAGATAGATCATCTGGAGCAGTTGGTTCACCATGGGGTTGTCACGCATGCCGGGCGGCTGCTGCGCCAACAGGTGGTAATACTCAGCCGGCAGATCGGCGGAGTGTTGCGCGTAGCCGGTCGGCGGTGTCGGCAGCGCGCCAGTGTAGGTCTGCGGTGGCGTCGCTGTTGGCAACTGCCCAAAGCTGCCGAACGTATAGCCTGGCGTATCTGCATTCGGTGGATACAGCTGGCCCGACGACCCACGGGTATCCGACCATACCCTGTCGTCAATCTCCGGTGGTGCCAGTTGGTTCCGCTGACCCGGCATGACTTATGCGACAACCACGGCATTGGACGGTGGTGCTGCGGTCGAGCCGTTGGCATTGGTCGCGGTGACGACGCAGGTCACGCTATGCCCCAGATCGGCTGACGTGAGCGGCAGGCTGGCGCCGTCGCCCGGGATGTTGGCGCCATCCATCTGCCACTGGTAGGCGTAGCTGGTCGGTTCGCCGGTCCATTCGCCCATGGTGCAGGTCATCGTAGCGCCGGCCTGGGTGACATACGGCACCGCGGTGTTCACCGGCGCCCGCTCGGCTGGCGGGACCACACCCGATGGTGCGTCGGGATCGGTCAGCTCATTGGATGGGTCGCTCGGATTGAGGCCCATCTGCACATACCCGGCATCGCGCAGCGCCTCGTTCTGCGGCAGCGTCGGATAGATGCCCATGGCGCCAGCGCGGGCCGCGCTATCTGGCTCCAGCACCACCTGGGCACCCTGCTGGAGTGCCACGGCCACCGGGTCGGGCGCCGGGAGGTGGGCATCGGCCGCGGCCTCGATCATGGACTGCGATACGGTCGGACGGTGCTTCTCGGTCATGCGACGGACTCCTCGTCCTCGGCTGTGATAAAAGCGAGTTCCTGCGCCAGGGCGTTGCCGGCCATATCGCGCGCAGCGCCCCCGCGGGCGGCCTTGGCGACCACGCTGGTGGGGTCGAGCGTGGTCTGTGGCCCGATGCTCGGGTCGGTGTCGCGCTCGGCCTCCTGACGCGCTGCCAGCGCCGCGGCGAATTCGGCGTCGACCTTGGCGTCATGCTCGGCCTTCGCCGCGCGGGCCTGCTTGAACAGGTCGGCCATCGCCTGGCGTTCCTCCTCGCCGGCTTTCTCGCGCGCCTTGGCGGCAGCCTCTGCCGCCTCGAGCACCGCCTTGTCGTGCTCTGCCTGGTCGCGCTCGCGCTGCAGGCGCCCCTCCTCGCGGATGGCGTCCAGCTTGCGCTCCTGCTCCTCCTGCTCGGCCGCGAACTCGGTGCGGCGCTGATCAGCCTCTGCCGCCGCCTGCTCGACGGGATTGGCCGCCGTGGGCTGCTTTGCCATGTCATGTCTCCTTCAGATGAGTCTGCCGTTGCGACGCGCGAACTCGATCGGATCGGCTGCGTGCTTGCTGACGTTGCATTTTGCACATGCTAAAGCGATGTTACTGATCCAGTTACTGCCGCCCTTTGACAAAGCCACGATGTGGTCAGCGTGGTAGCTCTTGGTGAGCTTGGCGCTGCAATATGCGCACTTGCCCTTCTGCTTCTCGAACAGCGCCTTGAGTTCAGCGGCTGTGTGGTTGCCCTC